ATACAGAATCGTAAGCATTTACAAAATGAGGATATACCTTGAATAAATCCGGAGATAACAACCCCGCTTTTTCAATAGTGGTTGTACCAATCAGTTCTCCCACATCCATAAATCGACGTGGGAGAACTGTTATGGAAAAAATTACGTGTTACAAACTCTTTTGCAATCCATTATACCCATCAAGTCCAATGGAACGGAGTAAGTCTCAATATCATTGGAAGCCATAATTTCTACAACGTAGGGGTTCGATTGGCAACCTACGCAAACAAAATACCTTCCGATGGAATAGTCGGAGAGTTTTATTCCATACCATCCGGGTTTACCGATATAAAAGTGGTTTATAAGAATTGGGATGTTTACGTAGTATTCACTGTAGTACAAGGGCAATCTGTTTATTTTAAATACGATTGTAGCACCTCATGCGATATAATTAAAGATATTAGTTTCATTGACGAATCATACAAGGAGATAAAACCTATTGCACAATAGTGCAATCTGCCAGTCCGGTAATTTCATCATCTTGTGTAGCCATATCATACATTGAATCTCTAACTATCAGTTCTCTGACAATAGTTCTATCACCTAATGAATTATCCGAAGTCAAGTATATGGATATTCTATGGTCACTTTCGTATTTCATTTTTAGGTATGTATCGCTATTGGGCTGTCCATACAGGTATTTGACATATACTTTTGTGGTATCTTGTAATTCCATAGTATTACCAGCAATGTAAACGCAAAAATCACTTGATGGTTCACCTGTGGATATACATGATACTCTGATTGCAAAAGGAGCCCATTGGGAAGATGATGAACGGTATAGTAATACGCTACGTTTGCCTTCTGATTTTATCTTTGTTGTTGCAAACTTGGAATTACTTAATCCGTCTTTCTCAGGAGTTACAACTGGCATCAGTTCTCCCACGTCGATTTATGGATGTGGGAGAACTGATTGGTATCGCTACTTCTCAGAAAAACGGATTGCAGAAGTATAATTTGATACCTAATTTCTCAAATAGTGGCGGAATATGGTGCATTGGAACACTGCCCAATAATAACTTCTTATGCACTTTCCTCATTTCAGTGAATCATACATCTTTCAAACAAAGTGGTGTTTCTTTACTACAGATAATAGGAACCGGTGACGAGAATTTTAAGGCAAACTACAAATCCTTAATAAAAGGGACCCAGGAAGCCAAATTTTACGCCAAATATAACGAGAAAGGCATTAATGTGTATGTTGATGCACCAGCGAATATAACTGTGTCTATATTGAGCTATAGCCACATGGCAAAAGACTTTTATTTCAACTTGCAAAAGCAGGAGTCCCTTCCTGAAGGGTGCACACAAGCGGTAGATGTTGATACTCTGTAGGCAATGTAAAACAGAATTAGTAGAAGGGTATTAACCTTCTACTAATCTATTACCCCAATGCAATAGGCACAATTTTTGTCAACTTATCTTTGATTGCATCTAAGTCTTCAAACTCCATTTTTTCAACGCTTTCAACTCCTGAATGGTCTGATAAAGGAATAATACAAACGTTCATATTACTTTCCATTTAAAATCCAAACAAAGTTGGATAATTCATTATTAATTAACTTTAGTTTTATATCTTTGTATCAGGATGTTAAGAGGAAGTAGGCTCTGCTGAGGAG